GTTTTTGCTAAGTCAATGAATCTCGACAAGAGTGATCTGACTCAGAATTCACTCCGTCACTTGTGTCCTGTGGATCCAACCAATCCATTCCTAAATAGGAACTTTGGGGAGCGCCCTGGTGAGAATCCTCAACAACCCATTCTCCCTCATCGTCGACACCTTGATGAGAGCAGTAACTGCCATTGAGAGAGGAATTTTGGTTTCGTTTCGACATTTCCTCAAATGCCGCTTTGGCTTCACACTCATCGGAAGAGTCCCAAAACAATGTTTTGAGAACATCAAAAGGTAAGAATGAAGTAGGTCTAAAGTAAGCTTCTAATCCTAATCGAGTAGCAACTTCCTTTAACAGGATTTGTTTCTCTTCAAATACTTCTCTCCCGTAAAAGAAATATTCTCGACCAGCACCAGTGATTACCTCAAGGGCCTGTTCAGACTCCGAAATTGAAGTCGAAGCAACCCAAACAGTAAGCTGGCGCTCAATTGAATCATGATCAAGAGGAGCTAAATAGGCTCCTACCTCGTCATTCCAAACCCAGGATCTCTTAAGAAAAGAAGAAGAGTAAATGGAAACATAAGGGACAGATTCAGATTCCTTATCCGGCATAGTGTAAACAATGCCCATATCATTAAAAGCGCCAGAAATTGCAACATGGTTAAACCATGAGCATTCTTCGCTTACAGACATGATATTGTCATCACCATACGTCATCAAAGAAACTGATTCTTTGAAACGCGTGCTGGAGTGTAATGAGGGCAAGTCTCTCCCTTGTGGATTCAACATGCGATAGACATATCTCATGTATAAAGAATTCACAAGACTGTTGATAATAACAGTGAGAGGATGCCCAGAAGGGTTAGAACCAAAGAATTCCACCAAATCACCATTGAAATCAATCAAAGGGTAAGCAGTATCAATTGCTATTCCTCGCATGACCAATAGATCACTGGGTGAAATATACTCAGATTCTTGTGCAAGATCAATGAGAATATCAAATGCAGCTCGGATAAAAAGAGGACTCATCTTTTTATCAAAAGATTTATAGTCCCCAGCAACAATTCTCTCTGAGCCATGTTTGATCAAATAATCATGCATGTCAGTCCATTGGTACGATTGAACAACAGTACCACATCCAGCTTCAAAAATGAAACGGTTCTCTTGTATCAATTTTACATGTGAAAGAAAATATTTTCTCACAAGTAGAGACCAATCAAGTGGAGCCCCAGCAAAAACACGGGTTTTACCAATGGTGGCCTTCTTAAGTGAAACTGGTTCGTCCTTAAGATGGGCACAAAAGTTGGGATAAACCCTATTACCTTCAAGGTATCTCTGAAGCATATCATCCATGCGAGACTGAATTTCTTCATTCACTGCAAGGGGATTCTGATAGCCGCGCTGTTCCTCCAAAGGTTCAAGGAAATACTCCTTACTCTTTTTCCATGGGTTGCCCGCTGATGCTTTTGTGTTCATTTTATCAATGAACTTAACACCACATGCCCCGTTTAGAGCTGTAAAATCATCAAGAACATGGATGGAATCAAGTTGCTCAGGAGTAATTCGCGAACGAATATCCTCCCAAAACTCAAACTTGACACTTTCCAATACATCTGTTCGAAAATGAGTTACAGGCTCAACCATATCCATAGCAGCTATACGCCAAGGTTTCCATCCTCTCATGATAGGCTTAAAGTATTTAACTTTATAACCATGCGGAGAAAGTAATGGTAACATAGGAGTAATAGTAACCATAGATTTGGGAGTCGGCCGAAAACCGTCAAAGGAACCAAAAATGTTGCAGGATCCCTTTTCAATATACCGAAATACTGATTTGGGATGCAAAGGTAACAAATTTCGCTCCTTGGATTGAGATGATAAGAGAGGCGCAGAAACACCAATCTCATCACCAAAATGAAGACGATCCTTTGTAAGGGGGACACCAATGATCTCATGAACTTTATTATGACGTAAAGCATGAATACCAAGTATGACATAACCCTTAGGAGTATCACCAATAATGAGTGAACCACAATCACCATTCTCAGACATAACTTCCGGAACGGAATTGATGACTATGTCGTCAAAACCGGGAAGTTTTACCGGTCGGCGAATGGTTCGAATTCTCTTCAAACTCATGTGAGTTATTTCACCATTAGGATCTCGCTTAGCCTGAATACCATCGAAAGCAATATTAATATCGCTCTCTGGTATGTATTGCATAATGCCTTTTTTAGGGGGCATCTGATTCAGAGTAATAATGCAGAGATCAGTTTTGGCATAACGCACCACATCAGATTCAGTGTAACTCACGTTGATGTCTGAGGAGACTCCACCTGAGCTATTACACTGTCTGATACGCATTGTCGAAACTCCAGTATGTTCAGGAATGCAATGATTATTAACAACATACTTGTTACCCTTGAGGCACGTAAGTCGCATAACCATGCATTTGAAAGGTTGAGTAGGAACAACAGCATAAACCATGTTCTTGGCAATACCTTTCAAAAACTGATGAATA